TGACGCCACTCAAGCTGTTATAAAATTGACACTAGATAATGTGGCAAATTCAGAAGGGTATTATTCATCATCAAGGAGTCATGTATCCACTAAGCGTGGTTATATCCAGGACAGTAATTTCTATCAAGAATTCTCCTATCAAGTTGTTGCTCCTCTGGCTCTGGATCGATATAAAGAGATTGCCTTAAAGTTGGTTCACCCTTCTGGACAGAGGTTGTTTGGTAAGTACCAATCACACTCAAATGTTTCTGTAGATATTGCTTCTACTGCTAATAACAGCACAAGGGTTCAAGGTTCTGGTACTGCCGCAATGAGTAACACAACTTTCAATATTGTTGGTACGAGTACATCATTCTTATCAAATTATGCCAATAATGGAACAATAATAATTGAAGTTTCACCAAAACAATACTATAGTATTCCGCTAAATATAGTATCGAGCGATACTCTCGCTAACACCAAAATTCAGTGGGCTGCCGATGGGATAGCGTCAGCTAATGTTTATTACACGACAGGATCAATTTCCTAATGTTTTACAGATACGCAACTAAAGATTTATCTATCAATAATGCTCAGGCTTTTGTCGAAGCATTGAATGCTAGCGACGGATCATCAACTAAAAATTCAGTCATACTTTATGCTGTTATGGGCAACACTACTGATTGGACTAACGAACCCAATCCTAATTTTGTCGAAGACACTGAACAGAATTTACAATATGAGCAGCACAGAAAATTTATTGGAGCCAAGAAAATTGATGTAGGGAGCGTATCACACGTTGTCCCTAGATATGATTGGACGTCAGGTACTATTTATTCTATGTATCGAGACACCGATAAAAGTATGTTCGAGAGACAGTATTACGCTCTAACTGACCAGTATAACGTCTACAAGTGCCTCTATAATAACAAGGGGTCAGCGTCAACAGTAAAGCCAACAGGATTCTCGACTCTGCCGTTTACAACTTCTGATGGATATACTTGGAAGTATTTGTACACAATCTCTTTGGGCGAGGCTGATAAGTTCCTCACATCAGTTCATATGCCTGTAAAGAATATTGTGACTCCCGATGCTTCACCAGAACAAACAAGACAGCAGGCGGTACAAAACGCAGCGGTGAACGGCTCTATTGAGATTGTAGAAACTGTTGATCTTGGTTCTGGTTATCATCAAGTTGCTAATGCCGTGGTAGAAATTGGTGGAAGAAATACTCTTAAAATATCAGGCGCAGGTGATGGCGGTGCTTCCCCAATCCAAGGTTTTTATAATGGATCGAGCGTGTATATATCTTCGGGTACTGGCGTTGGTCAGCTTAGAAGGATTGTCCAGTGGTCTGGTGCTACAAAAACATTGACGGTGAACACCGCATTCACGACCACACCAAATACAGACTCAAGAGTAATTATTTCACCCACAGTTACTATTATTGGTGATGGTAATAACGCCCAAGCATACAGCCGTGTTAATCCAGCAACAGGTTCTATTGCTAATGTTTCGGTTATTAGTGTCGGTTCTCAATATACCAGAGCGAAGGCAATCATTTCATCAAACGCGATTCACGGCACAGGTGCTACTGCTAACGCGATAATCTCGCCAGTTGGCGGTCATGGCTCGAATCCAGTTAGGGAACTTTCCGCTGACAAAATACTGTTGAATGTTCAGTTTAATGGTAGCGAGGGCGTTTCCGCTACAGGTGCAGGTTATATCCCATCAAATACTGAATTCAGAACTTTGAGTATATTGAAAGACCCTGTACTTAAAGTTAATTCCAATAATGTTCACGTTGGCGTTGAATCAATCGCCAACACATCAAATAGTCCATCCACTTTGCGATTCACCACAAGAGCCACTATATCATACACAAGTATGGATGGTAATGACCCCGTTAATCCTTTGGTCACAAATGACATTATTACTAATGAAAGAAATCGGCTTGCCGCAGAACTTGGGACATTAGAGTTTGTAACTACTCTTGGTTCTGTCCAAAGAAAGGCAGATTCGTTATCTAACGCTGTTCAAGGTGCTAATGCTCATATTGTTTATATTCGAGAAGATGAGACGCAATCTGATGCATCCTTCTATAATGTATACCTAAATAGTGTACAAAGTTATAGTAATCACGTGGCGTTTACAAAAGACGATATTATTTTGAATAGCACAAGTGATACACCTGTGGCTACAGTTGAAGCTATCCAAGGTCCAGAAGCAAATACGTTCTCTGGAGAAATACTATATACTGAGAACATTAGGGCAGTATCAAGAACTCCAGAACAAATAGAAGATATTAAAATCATTTTAGATTTTTAAAGGTATTATAAATGACAATCGAGACAAACCTCAACCAAAGTCCATTTTTTGATGATTTCGATGAAGAAAAGAATTTTCATCGGATATTATTTAGACCAGGATACGCTGTTCAGGCTAGAGAACTCACACAAATGCAAACTATTTTGCAGAATCAAGTTGAGCGTCTCGGTTCTGAGGTTCTGACAAATGGCACCGTATTAAATGGTTGTGACCTCGAGCTGCAACAGTGGCAGTATGTTAAACTTCGAGATAAAGATGCTAACAACCGAGTACTCTTACTCAATGATTTCTTTTCTGCTGGTGTGATCGCGAATAGCACCGTAACTGGAGAAGCTACAGGTCTCACGGCAAAACTGATAGCAGCAGAAGAAGGTTCTGAAGGTAATGCTCCAAATTATCTGAGTGTATTTGTTTCATACACCAACTCTGGCGCAAATAACGCAACGAAAACATTTAAAGATGGCGAAACGCTAATCTTTAGAAACTCGTCAAACAACGAATTCATGGTTGCCGCTAACACAATAGGAACGGTAGCTGCTAATGCATACACCGCCACGGGAGTTGGTATTGGTGCTTCTGTAACTGAGGGTGCGGTATATCACAAAGGGCATTTTGTACGGTCACCAAATCAAATTGGAGTTGTGAGTAAGTATTCATTGACTCCTGATGTTCGTGTTGGTTTTGAGACAACTGAGTCTTTGATTGATTCTAACCAAGATTCCTCGTTATTAGATAATGCTTCTGGTGCAACTAATTTCTCTGCTCCTGGTGCTTCTAGGCTCAAACTTCTACCAGTAATCAAAACGCGCTCGTTGACTGATGCCAATACTGTCGGATTTATGCCTCTGGCAGATATTCAAGGCGGTCGCGTCATCAGAGATTACACTGATACTCAATATGGCGAACTTCAAGAAGAACTGGCTCTAAGAACTAGAGAGGAATCGGGCGACTATGCCCTTTCTCCGTTCAAGGTGAATGTTGAAGAGCATTTAAGAACAGATGTAAATAGTGGTGTATACACCGCAGCCGAAGGTGGTGATCTCAATAAGTTGGTTATTGAGGTTGAGCCATCGATTGCTTATGTTAAGGGTTATAGAACAGAGCTCACGGATCTTTATCGCGCAGATATTTCTAAATCAACAACTTACGAAGTCAAAGAAAATGTTGTTATCGGGCAGAACTTCGGTAACTATGCTATTTGTAACGAAGTTACAGGTACATGGGATTTTCAGGGTCTTCGCGAAGTTGACATCTACGACACAGACCAACAGATGATTACTGGCAACTATGCTAACCTTGGTTCGGTTTCCGGTACCAAAATCGGTACTGCTAAAGTTCGCGGTTTCCAGTATCATGACGGAACTTCTGGAACCGCAACTGGAAAATTTAGAATTTACCTCTTTGACTTAAAGATGAATTCAGATAAGAGTTTCTCTGATGCTCGATCCTTATATGTTAATAACGCTTCTGGTCCAGATTCGTATGGTGATATAGTTTTAGAAACTAGCGGTGATGCGAAGTTACAAGATTCCACTTTGAATACATTAGTATTCCCCGTACAAAGTTCTGGAACCAGAAAACTTGCTGATGCGGCTGATAGTACCCAGACACAATATGTATTGCGGACTGAGAAAACTGTAACATTCAGCACTAGTGGTACAGCTACAGTTTCAGCTAACACAGCCCATACAGGCGGAACCGAAACAAATAATGATATTGGTTCTCCATTATCATCTCCAGATGAAAGAAACATAATAATTGTTGCCAAGGCTGAAGTCACTACTTCCCCTATGACTGGTAAGGCTTCTCAGACTGGGGCGACAGTAACAGGTTCGGCTGGCGCGGATTTCACTACTCAATATTCTGTTGGTGACTTCATTCAAATCGCTTCGAATCCTAAGCAAAGGATCGTCAATATTGGCGGTGCTACGACAATGACTGTTTCTACCAGTCAGAGTTATGCTGCGTCAGCGCACTCAAAGGTCTACCCAAGCGGACATATCTTTGACACGCAGTCGAATGGTACAATTACTTCTACTGGTTCTGCCCATACTATTGATTTACAAACCGCTAATTTGTCATCTACGTTTGCCGCTTCTGTTTATTTTGATCTTTTGAGAAGCTCGGCAACTCAAGCGAATAAAACTGTAAATAAAAATAAGTATATCCACATCGACACAGGTAGCCACACTGATAGTTCTGCTGGTCCATGGTCGCTTGGTGTTTCTGATGCGTTTGAATTGATCTCAGTCCATTCGGGGGCAAATACTACAGTAACAGCAGATAATGGCGTAGATGTAACTTCTGATTTTTATATAGATAATGGGCAGCGCGATTCCTTATATGACACAGCAAGACTCGTGAAAAGGGCTACAAGTTCCTTAGACACGACAAATAAGGGGCTTTTGGTCAAATTCAATTACTTTGGTAGAGACCGATCGGATGGTATCGGGTATATGAGTGTTGACTCTTATCCGATTGATGACGCTAACCCTGCAGCTGCAGGTTCGATCACAACAGCTGAAATACCGACATATAAAACTTCCGAGGGAAATATTATTGACCTCCGTGATAGTGTTGACTTCAGACCAATCCGGAGTTCAACTGTAACCCCAAGCGCAACAGGAACAGCTGCGGTGGCTCCAACCAACCCATCGGCTGGCACTACGTTTGATATAGATAGCAATGGTGTGTACTTCCCGACTCCTGATCAGAATTTTCAGTGTGACGTGCAGTCATATTTACCGAGATATGATACAGTAAATATGTCATATACGGGAGAAATCGTTGTCGAAACTGGCGCACCGGAACCAGTTCCTTCTGTTCCATCTCTCGATCCAGAAACTA